AAAAAAGACAAGACTATTTAAATAAAAAATTTCCTTATAAACAATGAAGATAAGATTAAGTAGTGGTTTTAAAATAAACCCTCCGTTTAAACAAGACTCTACACCTATCTATGCAACTGATCTTGAAGAAGGAGTTTTAGGTAAGGCAAATAATAATGGTACTATACTAGTATCAGATAAAATAACCGATCCGCAAGAAAGACAGAGTGTTGTAGATCATGAAAAGGTTCATATAGATCAAATGAAGCGAGGCGATCTTGATTATGATGATGACTTTGTTTATTGGAAAGGTAAAAAATATTCACGAGACGATATGAAAGAAGGTGCTCAAAATCTACCTTGGGAAGCTGAAGCGTACTCAAAAACAGATTCATTTGAAAAATATTAATTATGGCATATAGACAAAAAAATCCTTTGAACAAAAACTACAGTCCTTTAAATAATGTTATGGCATTAGCAAGAGGTGTTAAAAAAGCTGTTCAAGATATAAATGATAATACTCAAATAGATCCTGGTTTTAATCCAGAATATAGAAATAAATATAAAGTAGTAGACGAACAAGGAAGATCAGGAGACGATATAAGTGGTGGATATTCTGGTTATACAGAATCCGGAAGTCCAGATGGTGTTTATTCACCATCAGGTTCACAGGCTAATTTGTACAGAACAGGAGATGTATGGATTAATGATACCACAAAGCAAAGAGCTATGAGATTTGATCCAGAAACTGGATATTCTCCTAGGTTACTAGATATTGACTACGAAAAAACTAAAGACGGAAAACCATACAGAGCATATATAGATGATACTAATAAAACATATGACTTAAGTAAGACTAAACAAAAAGAGGAGTTTGAAAAAGCTAGACTAAAAATGTATCAAAATAGAATGGATATGGTAAATGAAGCTAATGCTATGTATCAACTTGCTGATCCAGAAAAATATCTAGAATATTATCAAGACGAAAGAAATAATCTTAATCAAGCGCCAACGTCCGAAAAGCCAGGTATTCAATATCCTTGGCAAGAAGAATTATATAAGAGAACAGGTGCTCCTGGATCAGATGAAAGAGCTAATTATCTAAGGTCAAGAAACGAGATGTACGATAGATAATGTCGAAAAAATTTAAAGATACTACCGTTGGACAATTATTGTTTGGCGCAGCGTCTGTAATAAATCCTACACTAGGAAATATATTACAAGGAGTAAAATCTCCTAAAGAAGCAATAGCTGAAATAACTAAAGCTGACGTTTCTTTAGATGATAAAATTAAATTACAACAATTAATATACGAACAACAGAATAAAGAAATAGAGTCTATAACTTCTAGATGGAAAGCAGATTCTATGTCCGATTCTTGGATGTCAAAAAACGTGCGTCCACTAGTTCTTATATGGTGTATTGTTGTATTTTCTTTTGCAGGTATACTAGATAGTGTAGAAACTATACCATTTACAATACATGATAACTGGAATGATACTTTTGAGAAAGTAATGATGTCCGTAATATTAGCTTATTTTGGAGGTCGAACGACTGAAAAGGCTAGTAGTATGTTTAAAAAGTAAAAGTTAATAATAATAAGTAATTATACACTTATAAATTAAATCAAATTAAATATTATGAAAAAACTATTATTAAGTATAATGATACTATTTAGTGTCGTTGTACACAGTACAGAATTAAGCGATAAATTAAGAGGAGCTTGGTCTAGCGAAAGTACAAGTTATTACGTTGTTATATTACACAGCGAAAACAAAGGTTATGAATTAGTTAATTTTTCTTTTAAAGAAAATCAAACATTACAAGAAACAGTAATAGGTCAAGGTAAAAATTACATAAAAACTAAAATATATAACCCTGTAAACGATTTTGAGACTTTTGTTACTTATACTTTTATAGATGATGAATTACATTGTGAATTTGAAGGCAAATCAAATCACGTGACTATTTATAAAAGATATTGGTTAATGACAAATTAAATTAAATAAAATGGAAAAAAATAAAATAACTAAAGAAGAGTTAGAAAAGATTGTAGACTTTCAAAATAAACTTTATAAAATTACAACTGACGTAGGAGTTCTTGAAACACAGAAACACGCTGCTTTACACGATCTAGCAGGTGTTAATCAAGAACAAGAAGAATATAAAAAAACCTTAGAAAACAAGTACGGTGCTATTAATATAGATTTAAACGATGGCGCTTATACTAAAGTAACTAAAGATGAATAATATAATAAGAAAGATTAGTATAGGTTCTGATTATAAAAACGATGCAATGCATTATTCTTTAGGTCAACAAGTTTATGGTGGTCATGAAATATCTCACATATTATTTGATGAAAAAGATAACTCATATAATATTTATATAAAGAAAAACAATGAAGTATTGCCATGGAAAAAGTTTAACTTTAACATGTCTATATCAATTGAATATGATTTAGAGTATTAATGAATAGTTTATACGATTTTATAGTAAAACCTATAGGTGAAGACAGGTATGCTAATAGTAAAAAAATAGGTGAAAAAGAATTAATTTTAAATACTAAAATTGAATCTTGGAAGTTTGTTAATAGATTTGCTAAGGTTATTTCTACACCTTTAGCAATTAACACTGATATAAAAAAAGGTGACACTATAGTTTTACACCAAAACGTGTTTAGAAGATTCTATAATATGCAAGGTAAACAGACTAATAGTCGTTCTTATTTTAAAGATAACTTATATTTTGCAGCGCTTGATCAAATATATTTGTATAAAAACAAAGACAAATGGGAGAGTTTTGGTGATAGATGCTTTGTAAAACCAATAAAAAATTCTGACAATATAAGAAACAGAAAAGAACAACCTTATGTTGGTATACTAAAAATAGGTAATAATAAGTTAGAAGCATCTAATATTAACTCAGGCGATATGGTTGGATTTAAACCCGGTGCTGAGTGGGAGTTTTTTATAGATGATGAGCGTCTTTATTGTATGAAATCAAATGATATTGTAATTAAATATGGAAACAAAGAAAATAAAAAGGAATATAATCCAAGCTGGGCGTATAGCAGTTGAAGAACTTATTAAAGTAGCTAAGGAACCTATTATTGATTTTGGTCCTGATATTTCTGCAGATAGATTAAAAAACGCAGCTGCAACTAAAAAACTAGCTATCTTTGATGCCTTTGAAATACTGTCTAAAATCAATGAAGAAGAAAACATTATTGAAGGTAAAGTAGAACAAGAAACTAAAAAACCAAAAGAATTTAAAGGTTTTGCAGAAGGGAGGTCTAAATAATGTATCAGCAAACTTTATATAAAATATTAGATAATCACATTAAACCTAAAATACTTAAAAAAAATAATAAGTATAAGAAATGGGAGTATGGTTATAATATAGAACACGATATTGTAATTATAAGTAGAACAGGTGAGATAAGTGACGTTGTAGAAATACAAAATTTAAAAATAGCCTTACCAAAAGCTAATGATATTTGTAAATTTAAATCTGATAGATTTGAATACAAACCTTTGCCAAAAGAATTAAAAAGAATTAAAACAATATTTGATTGGGAGGAATATCCGTTAGATTTTAAGGAAACATGGTATGATTACATTGATAAAGAATTTTCTCGTAGAGAAGAAGGTTTTTGGTTTTATAACAAAGACAACCCTACTTACATTACTGGCACTCATTATATGTACTTGCAGTGGAGTAAAATTGACGTTGGGAAGCCAGACTTTCGAGAGTCAAATAGATTATTCTTCATTTTCTGGGAAGCTTGCAAGGCAGATTCACGATCCTATGGGATGTGTTACCTTAAGAACCGTAGATCTGGTTTCTCTTTCATGGCCTCAGGAGAGGTGGTTAATTTGGCGACCATATCCTCGGACTCGAGATATGGAATTTTATCTAAATCTGGGCCTGATGCCAAGACGATGTTTACCGATAAAGTGGTACCCATATCAGTTAACTATCCCTTCTTTTTCAAACCGATCCAGGACGGTATGGACAGGCCTAAGACCGAGCTCGCCTACCGTGTCCCCGCAAGTAAACTTACCAGACGTAAGCTTACCGCAAACGAAACCGCACCGGACTTACAAGGTCTTGACACGACCATCGATTGGAAAAACACCGGTGATAACTCCTATGATGGGGAGAAACTCAAACTCCTCGTCCACGATGAGAGCGGTAAATGGGAGAGACCGAACAACATCCTTAACAACTGGCGTGTTACGAAAACCACCCTTAGATTAGGTAGTAGAATTATTGGTAAATGCATGATGGGTTCAACTTGTAACTCATTAGACAAAGGTGGTGATAATTTTAAAAAATTATATTATGACTCAGATGTCACGAAAAGAAATGCAAATGGACAGACTCGTTCGGGACTCTATTCTTTGTTCATTCCTATGGAGTGGAATTACGAAGGATACATTGATTCTCATGGAATACCTGTCTTCGACACTCCGACCGACATTATTAAAGGACCGCAAGGAACACCTATAACATTAGGAGTTATAAATTACTGGCAAAACGAAGTTGACGGATTAAAAGATGATCAAGACGCTTTAAATGAATTTTATAGACAGTTTCCTAGAACTGAAGAACACGCGTTCAGAGATGAAGCTAAATCATCATTGTTTAATCTTACAAAGATATATGAGCAAATCGATTGGAACGCTGATCTAAAACACTCACCGATGGTTACTCAAGGTAATTTTCAGTGGTTAGGAGGAATAAAAGATACTTCTGTAATTTTTGTACCACAAAATAATGGTAGATTTTTTATATCATGGATACCTAAACAAAAAATGCAAAACAATGTAATTCATAAGTTAGGTAAAAAATATCCAGGAAATGAACACATAGGAGCATTTGGATGTGATAGTTATGATATATCTGGAACAGTAGATAGGAGAGGTTCTAAAGGATCTTTACACGGTTTAACTAAGTTTAGCATGGAAGATGTTCCGGCTAATCATTTTTTCTTAGAATACATAGCTAGACCACAAACTGCAGAAATATTTTTTGAAGATGTGTTAATGGCTTGTATATTTTACGGTATGCCAATATTAGCAGAAAACAATAAACCTAGATTGTTATATCATTTTAAAAGACGAGGTTATAGAGGTTTTGCAATGAATAGACCTGATAAAATATATAACAAACTATCAATTACAGAAAGAGAAATAGGTGGAATACCTAACTCTAGTGAAGATATAAAACAAGCGCACGCTGCTGCTATTGAAAGCTACATAGAAACATATGTGGGTTTTCGCAGTGATAATACTCATGGTGATGTGTATTTTCAAAGAACACTGGAAGATTGGGCTAAGTTTGATATAAACAATAGAACTACTCATGATGCATCTATTAGTTCAGGATTAGCAATAATGGCTTGTAATAAAAATAAATATAGACCTGTTCCAAAAATTGTAAGACAAAATTATAATTTAGGAATAAAAAAATTTGATAATAGTGGGTTGTTATCTAAAATTATAGATTAAATGAAAAGTATATACACGAATGGTAATAGTATTTTTCCTAGCCAAGTAGTTAGTGACGCAGAAAAAGCCAGTTGGGAATATGGTGAGAGAGTTGCTCAAGCTATAGAACAAGAGTGGTTTAGTCAAGGTAGAACAAGTGGTAACAGATACTTGACTACTTGGAATAACTATAATAGATTAAGATTGTACGCGAGAGGTGAACAACCTACTTCAAAATATAAAGACGAATTATCTATTAACGGTGATTTATCTTATTTAAATTTAGACTGGAAACCCGTGCCTATTATTTCAAAATTTGTAGACATACTTACTAATGGTATTTCTAATAAAGAATATGATATAAATGCTTTTGCCCAAGATCCAGCTTCTTTACAAAAAAGAACTAATTACGCAGAGTTATTAGCTCAAGATATATTTGCTAGAGAGACTATGAATAAAATTAACGCTCAATTAGGTGAGAATTTATTCAACACTCAAGTACCAGAAGATCAGATGCCACAAACTCCAGAAGAACTGGAATTACACATGCAGTTGTCTTACAAGCAAAGTGTTGAGATAGCTGAAGAAGAGGTTATTAATCAAGTGTTAGATTATAATAAATGGGAGTTAACAAAACGTAGAATAAATTATGATTTAGTTACGTGTGGAATTGGAGCTGTTAAAACTGATTTTAATATATCTAATGGTATAACTATAGATTATGTAGATCCAGCTTATTTAGTATACTCTTATACAGAAGATCCTAACTTTGAAGATATATATTATGTTGGTGAATTAAAAGCAGTTACGTTACCAGAAATAGCTAAGCAGTTTCCTAATATAGATGATTCTGTTTTAGAAAAAATACAAGAATATCAAGGTGATAAAACATACATGTATGGTTATGGTAATGGTCCATGGGATCAAAACACTATTCCTTTATTATACTTTGAATACAAAACATATACCGATCAAGTTTTTAAAATAAAAGAAACAGATCAAGGTTTAATGAAAGCTATTGAAAAACCAGATACTTTTAATCCACCTGAAAATGATAACTTTGAAAGAGTAGGTAGAACTATTGAAACATTATATAGAGGTGTAAAAGTCTTAGGTACTAATATATTATTAAGATGGGAGTTATGTCCTAACATGACTCGACCAATGGCAGATACTACTAAAGTAGAAATGAATTATGCTATATGTGCACCACGTATGTATAAAGGACGTATTGATTCTACAGTGAGCAGAATAACTGGTTTTGCAGACATGATTCAAATAACTCATTTAAAACTACAACAAGTAGTAGCTAGAATGGTACCAGACGGTGTATTTTTAGATATGGACGGGTTAGCAGAGGTTGATCTTGGTAATGGAACAAACTATAATCCAGCTGAAGCTTTAAATATGTATTTTCAAACTGGTTCTGTTGTAGGTAGATCACTTACTCAAGATGGAGAGTTAAATAGAGGTAAAATACCTGTGCAAGAATTATCTACAGGATCTGGACAAGCTAAAATACAAAGTTTAATATCAACGTATAATTATTATTTACAAATGATAAGAGACGTTACAGGATTAAACGAAGCTAGAGATGGTGCTTTAGCCGATAAAGACACTTTAGTAGGTTTACAAAAAATTGCTGCACAAGCTTCTAATATAGCAACAAAGCATATTAACAATGCTAGTTTGTATTTAACTTTAAGAATGTGTGAAAACATATCTAAAAAAGTTAATGATATGTTAGATTATCCGTTAACGGCAAACGCTTTAAATCAAAGCATTACGGTTTTTAATACTAAAACGCTGCAAGGTTTAGAAGAATTAAATCTACACGATTTTGGTATTTTCTTAGACCTTGAACCAGACGAGGAAGAAAAAGCAAAGCTTGAACAAAACATACAAGTAGCTTTATCAAGTGGTGGTGTAGATTTAGAAGACGCTATTGAGATAAGACAAATACGTAATTTAAAATTAGCTAATCAAATGCTAAAAATGAAGCGTAAGCGTAAGTTGCAAAGAGAAAGACAAATGCAAGCTGAAATGAGTCAACAACAAGCTCAGGCAAATTCTCAAGCATCTCAAGCAGCGGCAGAAGCAGAGGTTCAAAAACAACAAGCTTTAACTAGTGAAAAAGTAAACTTTGAACAAGCTAAGTCTCAGTTTGAAATACAACGTATGCAAACTGAAGCTGAAATTAAACGTCAGTTGATGGCTGAAGAGTTTAATTATCAATTACAATTAGAACAAGTAAAAAATCAACGCGAGTCTACAAAAGAGCAATCAATTGAAGATCGTAAAGATAAAAGAACAAGAATAGCTGGCACACAACAAAGTCAAATGATAGATCAAAGAAAAAATGATTTATTACCAATTAACTTTGAAGCTCAAAGTGGGCAACAACCAACTATTTAGTATTAATTATTTAATTATATTATATTATGGCAGAAAAAAAAGCGGCCGTAGAGGTCAAGCAAGAAGGTGAATTTACTTTAAAAGGTAAAATAAAACCAAAAAGAAAGGCAAAAGATTTAGGTAAAACTAACACTGAGCCTGTAAAAATGGAGATTAAAAAACCTATAGAACAAAAGGTAGAAACTCCTAAAATTGATTTAACTAAAAAAGAAGACGATGCCGTTCAAGAGCGAAAAACAGAGGAAGTACCTGTGGGCAACGAACCCAAAGTTGGCACAGAAGTGGACAAAGAAGTACGGGTCAGCGATACAGATGCTAATGAAGAATCTCCGCTCCAAGTAATTGAGGAGATAACTGAAGAAGTTAAACCAGTTGAAGTAAAAAAACAAGATACTCCGATAATTAAAATGCCTGAATTACCAGAAAATGTAGAAAAGCTGGTAACATTTATGAATGAAACAGGTGGTACGGTTGAAGATTACGTAGAGCTTAATAAAGATTATACTAAGCTAGACAACGATCAATTGTTGAAAGAGTATTTAAGAAAAACAAAACATCATTTAGACTCAGAAGACATTAATCTTATAATGGAAGATTATAGTTTTGATGAAGAATTAGATGAGCAAAAAGATATACGAAGAAAAAAATTAGCTTATAAAGAAGCTGTTGCTAACGCTAAAAAAGATTTAGAAAATAAAAAATCTAAATATTATGCTGAAATAAAGCAAAGACCTGGTGTTACGCAAGAGCAACAAAAAGCGATGGATTTTTTTAATCGTTACAATAAACAGCAAGAAAATATAAAGCAGTCTCAGGAAAATTTTAAACAAAAAACTAGCGATTTATTTAATACTAATTTTGAAGGTTTCGATTATACGGTAGGAGATAAAAGATTTAGATATAAGTTAAAAGATCCTAAGGCAACTGCTAATTCACAATCTAATATAGAAAACTTTGTAAACCGATTTTTAGACAAAGATGGAAATATTGGAGATACTGCGGGTTATCATAAAGCTTTATATGCTGCGATGAATGCTGACAAGCTAGCTTCTCATTTTTATGAGCAAGGTAAAGCAGACGGTGTTAAAAACATAGTTAAACAATCTAAAAACCCAGCTACGGATGCGCCAAGGCAAGTTGCCAGCGGGGATGTCTACGTTAGCGGTTTTAAGGTAAAAGCTATTAGTGGAGCAGATTCATCAAAATTAAAAATCAAAAAACGAACATTTAATAATTAAAATTTAAAATTATGGCTTTAAATCCCCAGTTTGGTACTATTGTACCAAGCCAAGTACAAGAAGTCTTACAAACTAACTATTTACAGTGGACTGATCCTGCTGCAGCTGATTTTACATCATTTGCTCAACAGTATTTACCAGAGATCTACGAAGCTGAAGTTGAAAGATATGGCAATAGAACTTTATCTGGATTCTTAAGAATGGTTGGGGCGGAGCTTCCAATGACAAGTGACCAAGTAATCTGGTCTGAACAAAATAGATTACATATTGCATATGATAACTGTACATTTGTTAGTGCTACAGGTATCATTACACTTAACCCAGGTGCTGTTGCAGGAGTAAACAATGTTATTTCTGTAAATGCTACTGTTGTAGTAATGGACGACTTCGGAAACGAAGCTAAAGCTCTTGTTACTGCTAGTACTCCTGGTGCTGCAGGTACAATTACTGTATCCACATACACGGCTGCTAACTTAGCAGGTGCTGGACTAGTTGGTAATGTAAAAGTATTCGTATATGGTTCTGAGTATAGAAAAGGATCTATTACTCCTAACTACGATGCTGCTACACAACCAGATGGATACATTAGTGTTGACCCAGCGTTTACTCAATTTTCTAACCTACCTGTAATTATCAGAAACAAATACGTAGTAAATGGTTCTGATACTGCTCAAATTGGTTGGGTAGAAGTTGCTACTGAAGATGGAACTGGAGGATACTTATGGTATCTAAAGGCTGAATCTGAAACTAGATTAAGATTTGAAGATTATTTAGAAATGATGTGTGTAGAAGGTGAATTAGTTGATGCTGCTGTATCTCCTATCACTGGATTAAAAGGAACTCAAGGTTTATTTGCTGCTATTGAAGATAGAGGTAATGTACAAGTTGGGTTTGCTGCAGCTACAGGTATCAGTGATTTCGATGATATTCTTAGAAACTTAGATACTCAGGGTGCGATTGAAGAGAACATGTTATTCTTAGACAGACAAACTGCTCTTGATTTTGATGATATGCTTGCTGCTATATCAGCTGGATCTGCAGGTGGTACTGCTTTTGGTTTATTTGAAAACTCAGAAGAAATGGCGTTAAACTTAGGTTTTAGCGGTTTCAGAAGAGGTTCATATGACTTTTACAAAACAGATTGGAAATACTTAAACGATGCTTCTACAAGAGGTGCGCAAGTTGGACCAAACTCGATTGAAGGAGTTTTAATTCCAGCTGGTACTACAACTGTTTATGACCAAATTTTAGGAACTAACATCAGAAGACCTTTCTTACACGTAAGATATAGAGCTTCACAAACTGATGATAGAAGAATGAAGTCTTGGTTAACAGGTTCTGTTGGTGGTGCATTTACTAGTGATCTTGATGCTATGGAAGTTAACTTCCTATCAGAAAGATGTTTAGTAACTCAAGCTGCTAACAACTTTGTACTATTCAAAGGAGTGTAATTACTCATGTAATTTTTACCCTCGTTATATTGACGGGGGTAATTATTACTTTTATAAACTATTTAATTATATTATATTATGGCAAAAAAGAAAAAACAAGAAGACGTAGCTGTAGAAGAAGTTGCTGTTGCAACTCAAAAACCTACACCTATAAAACCAGTTAAAAAAGATGACTGGGAAGTAAAAGATAGAACTTATATACTAACTCAAAACAAAGAACCTTTAACGTTTACAATACCTGCTAAACATACTAGAAGACACCCGTTATTATGGTATGATGCAGCAAGTAAAGAACAAAGAGAACTTAGATATGCTACAAACATGTCAAGTCCATTTGTAGATGAGCAAAAAGGTGAAGTAACTTTAGGACATATAACTTTTAGAGATGGTACATTAAATGTTCCAAAAGAAAAAATTGCATTACAAAAACTATTATCTTTATATCACCCAATGAAAACTTTAAGATATAAAGAACATATACCACAACAAATAGCTGATGATCAAATTGAAATTATTGAGTGGGAAATTGAAGCTTTAAATGCTGCTAGAAACATGGATGTTGATATGGCTGAAGCAATAGTAAGAGTAGAGTATGGTTCTAAAGTAAATAAAATGTCTTCAAAAGAACTAAGAAGAGATTTATTACTTTTAGCTAAACAAAACCCTAAGTTATTTTTATCACTAGCCTCTGATGAAAACGTGCAACTAAGAAACTTTGCTATCAACGCTGTTGAAGCTCAGATTATTAGAGTATCACCAGATAACAGATCTGTACATTGGACTAGTAATGATAGAAAGCTTTTAAACGTTCCATTTGATGAAAATCCATATTCAGCAATAGCTGCTTGGTTTAAAACTGATGAAGGAATAGAAGTATTTAAGTCTATAGAAAAAAGACTATAACAATAATAAGGCGGGTTCGCCCGCCTTTTATTAAAATAATAATATAATGATAAACGTAAATTCAGTATATCAAACCGTTTTATTAATACTTAATCAACAACAAAGAGGTTACATAACACCAGATGAGTTTAATAAAATAGGCACACAAGCTCAATTAACTATATTTGAGGCATATGCTAGTGATTTAAATCAACAATATCGCTTACAACAAAATGATACTGAATACTCTAATCGTATAAAAAATATTGAAGAAAAACTACAATTCTTCCAAAGAACAACACCTATTCCTTATGATGGAGTAGTTAGTGGGTTTCCACTATTAGATTTTGGAATTCCTGATGCACCGACTGTATTTGGTACCGCTGACACGTTGTACAGGTTGGGATCTGTATTTTACAGAGATTACGATCTTGGTCAATATGTTCAACCTAATGAGTTAAAACAATTAATTCTTTCTCCTTTAACTCAACCTACAGATAAATTTCCATTATATACTTATGAGAATTATGTTGTAAAAATATATCCACGTTCTATACGTACTGATATAAGTATTTCATATTTAGTTAAACCTAGAGACGTTGTTTGGGGTTTTACATTAGACGCAACAACAGGAGCTTATTTGTATGCAGAAACTTCTTCAATACAATTTGATCTAGATGTGACAGAGCAAGACGAATTAATAATGAGAATATTAGCTTACGCTGGAGTTATAATACAAGATCCAAACATTATACAAACAGCATCGCAAGCCGTAGCTAATCAAGATAATAACGAAAAACAATAAGATATGCCAATGCCAAATGGTGGATTAATCACCGAAACTAATGCACAATATTACGCGGGAGCGCAGGGATTTGTAGTAACAGCGCCTGCTGGTCAAACTGAGTTTACGTTTACATTTGACACGCTGTTAGAATTTGGTTCGTTTGATCCTGCTATACCAGAATATGCTTTAAATAATTTTAAACTATATAGTAGTACAGATGGAATAACTTATACGGAATATATTTTAAACTATAGTGTAAACGCGCAACCAAACAACAATACTATAGTTATATTAGCAGCACCACTTCCTCAAAACAACGTTTTAGTTTGTCAATTAAAAACTATTGATGGTGGAAGTTTTGGTAGTAGAAATGCTTATGGAACTGCTACAGAAGAAAATTACGGTAGTTATGCCTACACAACATTGCAAGATGTAGTAAACAATTTTATTGTTGGTTACGTTGGTCAAGATAAATTAATAGCTAGAGCAAATAGAAGTGATATAATATTTCACGCTAAAAGAGGTTTACAGGAGTTTAGTTATGACACATTAAAATCTATTAAGTCACAAGAGCTAACAGTGCCTCATACTCTTAGCAATGTGTTACCACAAGATTATGTTAATTATGTAAGAGTTTCTAGAATAGATGCTTTAGGTGTAAAAAGAATAATTTATCCCGCAAACAATTTAACCACATCTCCCTATGAAAATCCTGTACAAGATAATTTTGGTAGATTAACTCAAGATAATTTTGAAGATAACTTAGAAGGAACTTCACAAACAGAAAGTAAATGGAAGCAAGGTAACACTAATTTAATTAATGGTTTACCAAATTTTGCTTTATATAATGAAGGTATGGACTGGGCTGGTTACAACTGGGGTTATGGAGGTTTTTGGTATTGGGGTTGGGGCGAGCAATACGGTATGTCACCTCAATATGCTCAATGTAACGGGTGGTTTAATATGAATGCTAGAGAAGGTAAAATATCTTTTTCAAGTAATTTAATAGGCGCTCAAATAGTGTTAGAATACATATCAGATGGACTTGCTTATGATTTAGATAGTAGAATACCTAAAATGGCTGAAGATGCTTTATATTCATATATATCACATGCTATAATTTCTACTAGAATTAATCAACCTGAGTACATAGTACAAAGATTAAAACAAGAAAAAAGTGCAAAACTGAGAAACGCTAAAATTAGATTATCTAATGTAAAACTAGATGAGATAATTCAGGTTATGCGCGGAAAATCTAAATGGATAAAAAGATAAAACATGCCAAATATAGTTAATACATTTCTAAAGTCTAAAATGAATAAAGACTTAGACAATAGATTAGTACCAAACGGCGAATATAGAGATGCTAATAATCTACAAATAAGTAGATCACAAGGATCTGAAGTAGGAGAGTTTGAGAATATTTTAGGTAACAACGAATTAGCTTATTTATACACTGGTACAATTGGTCAAGATGATTACACTGGTAAAATTATTGGTCAATTTACAAATGAAACTGACAATATAATATATGTGTACAGCGCTGGTTACGATGGTAATGGTAGGTGTCCTAGAGATTTAGTTTTTACTGCTCAAGCTAACACAGCACAAACAAATGTTACCACAATACAATTGTTTACACCAACAGGGCAAAAAGTAAATGCTATCACGTGTGGTGTAGAAGTTGGTATGTTGTTGTGGGGTGATAATTGGAATGGACAACCTTCCGGTGCTGGAGGTCAAAGAGTTGATCCTATAGTTAGGGGGTTTTCAGCAAGTGGAGAGATTATAATAAGTCAAGCTGTTAGTTTTGCTAATAGTGGAGGAGTTGGTATACCTGGAGACACTATAAATATTGGTTTTACAAATACAATACATGAATATAATATTAATACAGGAATATTAACTCTTTTGGTAAGAGGTTCTTTTTTAAATTTTCATAAAGATTTTAGAATATATGGTATTAATTTAATACAGGATTTACTTTTTTGGACAGATAATCGCAATCAACCAAGAAAAATAAACGTTTCTCTTGCAAATCCAACTTCTTTAATATCACCAATTCATTATATAAATGAAGATCAAATCTCTGTAGCTAAATATTATCCTTATGAAGCTCCTTTAGTTTTACATCAAACAATATTAAACGTAGAGTCAGGAGCTCAAAATATTCCTTTAAAAGGTTATGATTTAACCTGCAAAGCGGGCGCAGATGCTACAACTATAAAAATAGGTGATATAGTTTCAGGTTTTCCTGGTCAAGGAGAAGAAGAATTATGGAATGTAATAGATATAGATGATACGTTAGTTGCACCTGTAATAACAATATATAATAATTTTAAAGATGGTGACATTGCGGCTAATATGCAACCTGGCACTTGGGACGAAGTTACAAAGTTAAAATTAAAGTTTAGTAGTAGCACTATGAAAAACTCAGCCTCTAGATTATTTAAAAGAGGTTTTAATAGTAGTGTTATAAATGCCGCGGGAGCAATTCTTGCTGGTAATGATGTTGAAATTAATTATCCTTTTAATAATACGTCAACAGATCCATCTTCTCAACCATCTCCTAGGGTTGGTGATTTTATAACTAGTGAAACATTGATAAATCCTAGCGGTGTTGTTGGAATAACTATAGCTGACGAGGTAGTTATAACATCTATTGAAAGCTATACTTATGCTTTATCTAAACAAATTGTTATTAGATTAAACAAAGACATTGAAGTTGTAGCTATTGGTGATGATATAAGTGTTGCTGTTAATCCAAACTTTGATGATCAATTTACAGGTGATCCTGATTTAATTGAAGAAAAATTTATAAGATTTAGTTATAGATTTAAATTTGAAGATGATGAGTATTCGCTAGCAGCTCCTTATACACAAATATGCTTTATACCTAGACATGACGGTTATTATGGAGGTGGAAAAAATGAGCAACTACAAGACATGGTTAACAACTATGATTCAAGTATTGTAGAGTGGTTCGTTAATAAGATAGATACAGTAAGTTTAAATTTACCATTACCAGACGGAGGTCAAACTCCTTCAGAAGCAATATCAACATTGATAGATGGTTATAAAGTAAAAGAGATTGAAATACTATACAAAGAATCAGATGCGTTATCTACTAAAATTTTAGAAGTTATAGATATTAATACTGCTTCTTCTTCGTTTGTAAAAGAAATACCAATCACAAGTGCTGGAATTGGCCCACAATGGTTTTACGAATTTGACTATAAGTCTATAAAACCTTATAGAACTTTACCTACAAGTGAGCAAAATAGAGTTTACGACAATGTTCCTTTAAAAGCTTTAGGCCAAGAAATTTCTGCAAATAGAGTTATATACGGTAATTTCTTACAAAAACACACACCACCAACAGGTTTAAATTATGAAGTTGTGCAGGCAGATAAGTCTGTTAACAACGATAATTATGCTCAATATCCTAACCATTCTGTTAAGCAAAATAGAAATTATCAAGTTGGTTTTGTTTTAGCTGATAGGTATGGTAGAGCTTCTAGTGTAGTTTTATCTACTAATGATAGCAATCCAGCTCTTTCTGGTTCAACTATATACGTTCCTTATAAATCATGGAGCGATGTTGGTGGTCCAGAATCTAACGTTGCAACTGGCGTTACAAGTTCTTTAGAGAGTGTATATTCTTGGTTAGGAAACGCTTTAAGAGTAAAATTAAATAGTGGTGTAAATCAATTAACTAATAATGAACTAACAGGTGAACCTGGTTTATATAAATCAGAGCAAGATACAAGTGTAGATAATTTAACTATAAATTCTGGCGGCGCTGGTTACGCGGTGGGAGATGGAATATCGTTTACATATGATCCTTTTATTGGTCTTGGAGCAGGTAGTGGTTTAAAAGCAGAGGTTGTAAGTGAAACCGCTGGTGTCGTGACTGGTTTACAAATTACCGATAGAGGTAGCGATTATTATAATGGTCAACAATTAGAGGATGCGGTAAATGGATGTATAGTAACAATAGATGTTTTTGACGCAAACCCTACTGGTTGGCAATCATATAAATTAGTTGTTAAACAACAAGAACAAGATTATTATAATGTATACTTACCGGGTTATGTCTCAGGTTATCCTGTAACGCTTGCTAAAGAGTTAGGTAGAGTAGCTTTTGCTGTTTTACTAGGGGATAATATAAATAAAATACCTAGAGATTTAAATGAAGTAGGTCCTTTACAAACAGAGTTTTCTACTTCTATTAAATTGTTTGGTAGAGTAAACAACCCTAATATAAACAACACAAATAAAGGTGGTCTTAATTACTACTATGTAAACAGAGAATATCCTTGGAATACACAGTATTTTCCAGGTAGAATAAATGATGAAGCTGTAACTGTTGGTGCTGTTGGGCAAGGTGGTTTAGAATTAGCTAATTCACCGTTTGTAAATGGAACAAGTAGTGGTGGTTCTGCGCAAAAAGGAGCGTTTAGCAATATTGTTACTTCTGTTCCTACAGGACCATTTATACCATGGGGAATACCTGGTGCAGAACAAAATTTTTATAACGTAGAGCAAAACCCTTTAGCTGTAGGTTTAAAAGTTGGTGCAGAAGATCCTCAACCTCAGTTGCAACAACCAGGTTCTCCACAATTAAATACATTAGGAGCAAAGGTAACAAATATTGCTGTTCCTCCTGCGCTTACTGAAGTTGCTAACATGATACCTTTTTTAAGTGTTTCAGAAACTTTACCAGTAGAAAGTCAGTTAGAAATATTTTATGAATCATCTACATCTGGAAATTTTGTAGATTTAAATAGAGAAGTTACAGCAGGTTATGGTGGTATTACTAGCGCAACAGTAGTTAGTGCTAGTTTTGACGAAGACGAACCATCAGGCACTACAATAATCACCGCGTTTAGTTTTACTGATTCAGCAGGTAACGAATTGACATTACAAGGAGTTCCTGCAATAACAGCTATAACAGACGGTAACGGTACTGCATTACCAGGTATATTTAACATTGTACAAAATGGAGGTACTCCTTTAGACTTTGATATTCAAACAAATCAACTATTTGCTTT